GGGGTATATCCCCAGATAGTCGTAAGAATGCCTATAGCGTTCTCCGCCAAATTGGTTATACCCTCCCAAACTGCCCCGAGAGCGGCCATTATCGTGTCCCAGTTGTTCATTATCATGCCGAGCGGAGTCAGCCCCCAAACTAACATTAAACCGTCTATAATGAATTGCGCATGGTCGAGTATCCACTGCCAAGCCCCGCCTAATACTTCCTTGATAGTATCCCAGTTAGATGTAATCATCCCGATAGGAGTAAATGACCAAAGGGCAGCGAGAGCGTCAAAGATAGGCTTTCCCGCGGCGTATATGCCCTCCCAAATACCGCCTAGATACGTAGATATGGCGTCCCAGTTGTTATAGAGCAATACGCCGATTGCGATAAGTGCCGCGATTGCTGCGACTACAAGACCGATAGGTCCGGTAAGCACGGCAAACGCTACAGGGAGCACGGTTGTAATGATCGGGATGAGCGGACCCAGCATGACAAGCAGAGGACCGAGAACCCCGGCAATAGCGCCAATGACCCCTATAACTACTTTGATCGGTCCGGGCAAATCGCCGAACGCCCCCAGAACCATCTTGAGTACCGGCACAAATACATCTTTGAGCATCGGCATGAGGTCGTTTTTCACTAGCGGCATAATGTCATCTTTAAGCACCGGCAAAAACTCGTTGCCTATCTCAGTGGCGATGTTTCCAAACTCAACTTTGAGCTGTTCGAGAGTCCTTGCCGCCGTGCCTTCCATCTCGCCAAATGCCGTCTCAGTTGCCCCGGACGAATTAGCCATTTCCGCCATTGCGGATGTGAATGCCGCCGCACCGGATGAACTGGTAAGCGCGAGAACCGCGTTACCTGCCTCAACCGATCCGAACAAATCATTAATTGCGAGACCGTTCTGTGCCGCCGCATCGGACATTACCCCGAGCGCGTCCTGCAGATTGCCACCTTGAGCGATGAAATCTTTGAACCCAACGCCCGCGATTTGCTTAAACGCCTCAGACGCTTTTGACCCGTCCTTCGACATCTCGACGAGTGCCTGTCTAAGTTGTGTTGTGGCAACCGTTGTCGGCGTACCCTGCGCCGTCATTGCAGCGAGTGACGCCGTGATATCGCCAAATCCAACCCCCAGAGCGGAGGCTGTAGGTATGACCTGATACAGACTCGACGATAATTCGCCAAATGTGGTCTTACCCAGCCGCACGGCGGTAAACATCAAATCAGACGCTTCTGTAGCGCTGATAATAGACGTGCCGTATGCGTTGGTGACCGAAGTGATACCATCAACCGCCGTTTCAAGCTCGGTGATTCCGCCTATAGCCGCTTTGTTTGCGGTAGTGATAAAGTCAAAAACATTATCGACCGGCACACCTGCGGATATCGCCTGATACAGTGCCGGGACAAGCTCATCAGTAGCCACGCCGAGCGTAGACGACAACGCTAATACATCGTCGCTCATCTGTGACTTAGCGTCGCCTGACAACTGCGGCAGGAGTGTAAACACCTCTGCCATCTGGCTCTCGTAGTCCGCGGCTTGTATAGTGGCAAACGCCACACCCGCACCTATCGCCGCTATACCCGCGGATACCCCGAGCAGACCGGTTTTCGCTGCCTTTGACATGCCAGTAGTGGACTTGGTCATGTCAGTCTTAGCCGCGTTCATATCGGACGATATGGTCGATTTGACCCCGAGCGATACGAACAACGATGCAATTTCAGCGTTTAATGCCATGTTTTGCCTCCTCTATCTGTCGGTTTTCCTGTACAATGCGTTCGTTATGGGCTGTCCACAAAAACGCGCGTTCTGCATCGTCACACTCGGCAAACTCGTGGGGGAATTTCCCGAGCTGGATGCACAAATCATACAGACTTTGTCCGGTCGTGCGTTTTGCGAAATTCGATTATCTGGTCGATCTCCGCTTTGGATGACTCGATAATAGCATAGAGCATCTCTTGCATCTGCGATTTAGTGAAAAATCCAGACTCGAGGAACTCTTTATTAATCGATTCATCCACGAAATTGTCAGCAATTGCGGTTATGATTGCGTCCGGGTCGCCAGACTCAAACGTCTTAACAATTTCAGTGCGTGCGATCTGCGGCAGAACCCTTACTTCAAGTTCCACGTCGTCGATTGTTACCGTGCGGGTCTTATCCCGCGCCTTGAGCATGAGCTTTTCGGCGACGGTTAAATCAGATGCGTTTTTCTGTTTTAAGTCATCCGTTTTGGTGTAAAAAGCGGCAACGAGGTTTTTATCCTCGGTTACCGCGATTTGCTTTTTCGCGCTCATGTTGAGTATGACCACTCAGTGTTGATCTGATACCCGACGTTGAACGTGCCGCTAATGTTCGCCTGCCCGGCGCTTACTGGCTGGTTCTGCGTGATACCGGTCGCCTGAACATCGAACATTGCCCATTTCCGCTGGATACGCCCGGACGAATCGAGCCGTTTGGCAACGATTGCGTCGATCTTGTTGAACACCGTCTTGTGTGAGGTGTTGACGTTCATTGTGCCGGTTGCTATTTTTGCATCGGCATAACTTGCCCCGCAAATTTCGCGGTAGAACGCCTCAGTAACAAACAGCTGATTGACCGTCATGGTCTGGTCTGCGGCTCCGACGCTTTGTTTTTTGCGTCCTTCCCCGGCGACTGCCTGACTGTCACTGTCCGCACTGATAGACGTGTTGACGTCCTGCGCATTTGCGATTGCTACAAGTTCGGACCCGGTATCAACGTCAATATAGTAGACGGTGATAACATCGGCTTCGGTGATTCCCGTGTAGGTGATGAAGTCGCACCCGGTCGCTTCTGTTGCCGGTGTTGCCGCTGTGCCGTTACACTGACCAATAGTGAGAAGCTCTCCAAGTTTGTAGGCTTCAATTGGTCCATATTCCGCAAGTCCCGTCAGGGAGAAACCGGTAGCGGTTACGTCCCCTGACGTGATCGTGATCTGTTCGCACCGGGCGGTCCCGGTGTACCATCTGACCTCTTGACCCGTTGGGGCTGAGGCGTTTGGGCATGTTGTCATTTAATTAGTCCTCCAATTTTCTGTAAAGTATTTCGAAGTCACAGGGTTTATGATAAAAATCCGTGACTGGGTCACGCATACGGAGCGCGTTTATACACGACATCCCATACACGTAATAGCGTTTTGTTGCGACGGTCAGCGTAGTAGTATAGACGGTCAGATTGCTATGCTGCATAGCCGTTATTACTGCCTCCGCGAGCGTCTCAACTTCCTGCGGGGATTTGACCCCGTTGTATTCCGCGGGGTTCGACCAACACGATACCTGTATCCGGGCGGCACGCTGGCACAACACGGCACGGTCGGGAATGTCGGACACCTCGGATACCGTAATAGCCGGGAGCGTCGGGTCAGCGTCATTGATACGCGGGAGACCGTCTGGATATACCCGGTTGCCTACAATAGCCTTAACGGCAGTGTCAGCCTTGAGAAGGTCCTGCACGGCAATAGATATAAAGCTCATACTGATATAGCCTCCTTAACTGCTGCTTCGGCGTCATCTTCCATCGACTGTACAACGTCTTTTTTTCCTTCGTCCCACGCGGGGCGCATGAATGGCTGAGGGTGGTTTCCCACGGTTAACCTAAATCCGGCGTCGCCTTTCTTACCGTCATACAGATATACCCATGGGGTTTTTCTGCCCTGACCGTCCTCGGCGTATATACCGGTCCCAAACTCAACGTATGGACCATACTCTACGTTCGTGCCGGTAATTACTTTGTCTTGGTCAATGGTAGTCGTGATGCTGTTTCTTAGGCGACCGCCGTCTATAGCGCTTTTGCGTTTTGCGGGACCTTCTACATAGACGATCATCCCGCGTTTGGCAGATTTTTCGAACTCCTCCTTTGTGAGCTTCTTCGAGAGTGCGTTCAGCCGAGCTTCAAGGACATCCAGTCCTATGATGTCGTCAGGCATTGCGAAACCACCCAAAGATTTTACCGATTACAAAAAACAGTGTGCCCGCGGATGCTCCAGCGCCGGTTGCTATAGCGGCTTTCTGCCGGGGGCGCATGCTAGTGCCGTGCTCGCTGGCGTCCAGTAGTTCAAGCGCACGGATACGCCGCTCATGGTCGTTGATACATACTGATATTTCCTTTACGTCGTCCTGTATGTTCTTCGTCCGTTCGTCAATCCGTATCAGTACCTCGCTCATTTCGTTCATCTCCATCAGTTTACGGCCTCCAGCGTTACGACTTTCATGTAAACCTCCGTAAAGAGGTACACATACTCGACATTCTGCGCGGTGTACGTGGTCGTAAACCCTTCGCTCGTGCCGGTTATCTGGTCGCCTTCATACACCGATATACCCGATGAGAAAATGACCGTAGGTTTTTCAACGGCGACTTCTCCCGATACGTTGAGCGTCAGTGTACCACCGGCTCCGAAGAACACGCACGGCACATTAGTCTGCGTTGTGGGTGTGGTGATAGGAACGCCGAACGAGTCGGTTGCATCGTAGTTTGCGCCGGACGCTGTTGCGGTAGTGCCGCCCATACCGGTTAGGGTCTCGCCGTCTACAAAATCGCCCGACACGGCAACGAGTAGGAGATAGGTATCTCCCACCGTGTGTATTGTCGCCGTGTGCCCGGATACTGACCCGGTGACGATATCATCGACGGCAAAACCGCGGTAGATGGTACGGTCAAACAAAGCTGGGTAACTTGACACCACACGTGACGGCGTGATATCTGTTATGTCAAGCCTCTGTACAACTCCGTTGATATTGCTCACAATATCGCAGGTATGCGACAAAAAAACAGAGGGTATAGGCATTAGACACCCCGCACTTTAGCAAACCGCCGGGACGTTCCCTGCTGATTGATGTACTTAGATACTGCGGTGTCGCCCTGTTTCTGGTAGTCGAGTGCTTCCTGCTCAGACTTCACGCTGAACTGGAGTTTTCCGCCAAGGCTCAGGCTTTCCGGTCTGCTCAGCTCGTGAGATTGCCGCCGCTTGATTTTGGCGATCGTGTAGCATATCGACGCCGTTTTGAGAGCGGTCGGAGTGGTTGAGGGGATGGATATACTGTTTGAGAGCAGTACATCGTTTATCTCCTCATCACTCCGCACGATCATATTTGTGACGTCGGTCGTCGTGGCCGTGCCTATACTCGTGCCTGTCTCAAGGAGTACATCGGTATAGGTGCAGTATGCCACGGGTATCACCCGAACGCGTAATCAGTCGAAGATATCTGACCTTTGGTAATCGTAAACGACCCTTTAGACAGAGTCACTTTGTATGTCTGCAGTTTCTGCGCTTCGGCTGCTTTGACCTGAGCAACAAAAGACACCTTGTCGGCATCCGGCATGCCCACAGTAGCAAATGATATGACACTATCGGGCATGCTGTACATCCACGCGGGGATTACTGCGGGCGTTGGTTTTGTCGTGACTTCATCGGATGCGTATTTGACAATATCTGAGGTCTGTTTGGTTTTCCAAGCGGCGATAATAATCGCGATGATCGCCATAATCGCCTCGATAAGTGCCTGTAAATCGATTTCCATATTTACTCCTCCTTCTTGTTAATGTAAATGGTCTCAATCGTTTCCCGCTCTGTGAGCGGGTCGATTGGGTTGGTCTTTATGGTGATTTTATCGGCGTTCTGGGCCGCCTCAATATTCTCATTCCTGAGATTTTCGTTTGAAAGTGCTTCCGCGTTTGCCGAACAAAGGACCATATTAATCACCACGATGTGCGATTAGTCATGCTGTTTCCTCATCCATATTAATCACCCAGAGTTATGATCCATCTTAGTATTCGATCCTGCAGGATGCGTTCGCGATACCGTAGTTCACACCGAACCTGATTTTGGTGATGACGTTGGTAAGGTCTTTCAGTGGGTCGCGGAAGTTCTCGATAGTGATATCGTCCCTCATCACATACCCTCCGGCGCTTGCCATGTTGTACACAATTGCGCCGATTTCGCTGTCTGCGGAGTATCCCCATGTGTATGTGGTGGATGCGACCGTCGAGTTGGTGTAGAACGAGCGGAGCCCGAAGGTGTACGGCGTGTTGTTGCCACGAATGACGCCTTCTGCGCCGGGGTAGTCAGTCAGGACAACCTCGTTACGGAGACCGGCGGCGAACTCGTTCGTCATGATGATGGAATCCGGTTTAAATCCGCCGTTCCCGTCGTCTTTGCCTTCAAGAGTCAGCATTGCGGCAGAGATTGCCTTTGCGCCCTGATTGGATCCGGCGGTGTCGTGTTCTTTACCGGAGTTTTCAAGGATGATACCGATAGCCTCATAGTTCAGGCTGTTCTCAATGCGTGCGCCGAGCCTGCCGGTGGCGAGTGCGATGGTATTATACATCGAATCTTCGATAAGTTCGCGGCTAATCGGGGATTTCTCACCGTATTTCTTGACAACAAAGTCGCGATAGGTCGCTGTGGCGTTGCTGTCCGGGAACTCTGCACCCTCGGCAACTTCCGGAGCACGTCCGATGTAGTCGTCGAAGATGGGCATACGCATGGTGTTGCCGGAGCTGAGTGTCTCGTGGAACAGTGCGTCACGTGCGCACCGCTGCAGCTTTGCACCTTCGAGGACGGCGTTTGCATACTGAGTCTGGATAAACGCAGTGCCTGCAACGCCGGTCGAAAGGAGCAGTTCCCTAAGCGGTTTTACGCTGCCTTCGTTGTCAAGTCCAAGACCGGACGGGACACGATATGAAAGGTGTTTTCCTACGTATTTCTCGACGAGACCGTCGATCTTTTTGCCGCCCTCTTCTGCGAAACCCATCTCGAGAGCGTGGGCAAATCCGAGGATTGCCGGGTTGGTGAGGTCAAGAGCACGTGGGTATGCGGTCTGCATCTCAGGTTTGAATGTTGAATTGTCAGTCATTTGTTATTGCCTCCTTTAACTTGCCTGTCCCGGTGCGAACACCTGCGGAACGATGAGCACAGAACCATGACCAGCGCCGGCGATATCTTCGAGTGCAATACCGATGATATTGATGTTTGCCGATGCGATAGTCGCAGATGTAAGGACAGCTTCTGAGACAGTGCCGCCGATAGCGTTGTCGTTTGCTTCGACCCATCCGCCCGCGTCGATTGCGGTCGTGTCGTCTGCGTTGACACAGTCAACGATTGAGCCAACGAGAGCAACGGCGACTTTTGCGCCGGATGCTGCACCGTAAAGAGCGACGCCGAGAACCTGACCGGTCGTGCCTTTGAGTGCGGGATGGACGGTTTTGCTAACTCCGGTTGCCGCGAATGCAACGACCTGCCCGGCTTTGATTGCCGCGCCGGCGATGAACGTAAACGACCCTGCAACCATGCCGTCGTCGGTCGGGTTGAAGGTTGGGAATGCTGAAATATCTGCCATGATTATGCACTCCTAATCACGCCGTCTTTGGCGTATGTGTATCCTGCGTTGATCGGGTCACCGAGTTCCTTGACTGCCGGTTTTGTGCCGGTCGTGGGGGTGGTGTCCTTCTCAAGGGCGTCAATACGGTCCATGAGTGCCCGGGTCTGTGCGGCGACCGCGTCGGAAAGTTCCTTTTTCTTTGCTTCTGCAGAGGCTTCAAGGGCTTTTGCCTGCTTCTCCTCCACAAGTGTCTGGACGGCTCCGGTGAGTGCGTCCAGTTTGTCGCTGAGGGTCTTAACCCTGAGTTCCATTTCTTCTGTCATTTTTGTCTCCAATTCTTTTGATGGGGTATCTTTGTCAAAATCTGCATAGTGTGCGAGGATATGCGCTTCGACTTCCGGACGGATATCGTCCGGTATCTTAACGCCTCCCCGTGCGCCCTGCAGTGATGCATACGCCGCGGCTACCCCTGCCCATACTACCGCGCCTGATTTGTCATGGTGCGGCAGCTTTAAAGCGCCGAACGTATCAAGCGATCCGGCATATGCGTAATGTTTCGCGGTGTCCCGTTGTTCAGTCTCGGTCATGCTTTCCCAAGTGCCGGACGTAAAGTCGGACAGGTTGAGCGCTGACCACGCCTGAGATTCAGGCGCGATTCCATAATCTGGCGGATTGGGCGGGACGTATCCGGCAACACTATCGGCCAAGGTTTTCTCTTCATTCACACGCGGTATCTGGCACGTCTGGCACGCTCCCCGGTTGACCATAGCGGCTCCAAAAAATACAAGGGTCTTAGCGTCCATGCGCCGCTCTGCCGCGTTGTACTCCTCTTCCCCGGAATGCTCGACGGACGAGAACACCTCAATGCCGTTCTTAGAGGCATACTTAAGGTATTTTATCGCGTCCTGTGACTGCGTCGTCGCGCCGTGATATTTCAGGTCGGCATATATACCGTCTTCCTGAAACCGCGGATTTACGATATCGGCGATCTTGTCGGTTATGGCATGCGGCGACCCTCCGCTGTGACGGTTCCAATACGGATTTGCCGCCCAGTTGGTTGCGTATTTACGCAGGGTTTCGAGAGGATAAAAAAGCGGGGTACCAACGGCTGAGTCTGTCCACTGACCCGAGCGAAGGAGCGGCACATCGCGAACGATGAGACCGCCGTCAGGCAGGTCTTCAAACGCGCTTTGGGCAAAACTCGTGGCTAGATATCTTTTTTTGATGGATTCTGCCATTTGACATATATACGCGCGCGGTGTATATGTGCGTTTTTGCTGGGGAAAAAGGAGGGTTAGATTATTTCGAGAATAATCTCTTTACCCTTAAGCATTTCCTCGGTCTCGGGGCATGGTTCAAACAGGCAATGCTTGTTAAGCTCGCGCCGGTGGTATGCTTTGATTTCGTCGGGGGTGGCGGGCCTCGAGGTTGTTTCACACACCTTCTGTATAGACCACTTTTCCTTGTGGCATTTGAGTGTTTTTATATCAAACCCACATACCATTTTGAAAAAGGCTGAATCATGCTTGATATACTCATGATACATTATTTCCGCCGCGAATTGCGCAGATATTTCCTCTTCTTTCGTTACAACTTCCCTGATACTAATCTTTAGTCTCATACACGTATATAGAGCACCAACCAATATAAAACTATCTTAGATATGCACCTTACGCCGTTCAGGGCGGGTCGTGCCGTGAGCGCGGACCTTAACCTTTGCTGCCGCGAAGTCGTCCTCTAATGCATATCGCACGTCATCTATAGCGTGGTTGTCCCGGTCCGGGTAGTCACTGCGCACCTCACCGGATCTTAAAATTTCAAAGGAGTAATTCTGGAACTCTTTGGCGGCACGGGGGCATCTGACCGGGTCAATAATGATCGCCTCGAGTGCCTGCAGGGCGCGGATACCAAACCCTACCGAGTCAGGACCCTTCTTCGCGCCGCTTATGTCCATACCCAGGCTCCGCAGCTCGGCCAAGGTTTTGGGTTCTGCCGAATCCCCGGTCGTGTGGACGTCGTTATAATGACAAGTGCGCCTCCATATTTCCCGGTTCGACACGCCTATCCCGCTGTCCTCCGCGAAGATATACAGGCGTAACCGGGTCTTGTCGTAGTGCATACGGTTAAATACGTAGGGGTCCACGGCATACCCAAAGTCCATACCCTGCCGCAGCCGGTCGAAGTGGGATATTTCTTCGTTGGTGATTTCGCGTATTACGACGTTGGTGAAAATCTCAAGCCCCGTCCCGACTTCTTCCCCGAGATACTCATGCCGGTATGCCGTCGGATTGACCTTCTCAAGGTGAGCAGCGCCCGCTAAAAAGACATCACCCAGCCAGTCCGGCGGCACGGATCGATAATCCGAGCTATGCACAATACGACCGGGTTTCTGTATCTTAACTTCCTGATTAACCCATGACCTGCCGGACTTCGGCGGGTTGTAACAGAAAAACGCCGTGCGCGGTTTGTTCTCACCCCTGAACAGCGACTGCAGAACGTTTCGTATTTCCGGCATACCTGAGAACTGGTCAACCTCTTCAAAAAGCGCGTATTTAATGTATCCTTTCCCGATATTGATAGATTTGAGCTTGAGCGGTTTGTCCGCACCTTTGAATATGATTTTCTGACCGGTTTCTTCGTAGATGATCTGCATCGGGGCATACTGCGGGCGGAACCGATCGGAAAGTCCTAACCGGTTGATGGTCCATAAGAACTGTCCATATACAGTATCCCTCAGCTCGTTGTCGTATCGGCGCATAGCGACCACGTTGGCTTCTGGGTCTGCGAACATGCCCCAAAGTATCTCAATATTTGAGTACGTGCTTTTTGTGCTCCCTCTTCCTCCTCGGAGCCATACCTCGTCATAATTGCCGCGCTTGAGCTCCTTGTGTAAATCGTAAAAATTAGGGGCTATTATCTCCGATAGTCGGATGCT